ACGTATATACACGCAATGACAGCGGGGGGAATTTTGTAGTTCTGTTAACCAGAAAAAGCCTCAGTGGTTAACACCATGTATCTCCTTATGAGTAGAGGTATAATGATACCACAGTTGTAGAGAGCGTAGAAGGGGCCTTAGAGAAGCATCTTGGTTCTCTGGTAGGGTGACCTAGAAAAAGTGGAGATGCCCATCTGGTGGCTCTCTATGAGGCTCTTTTAGCTATGTTCAGAGTGTTTCTACCGAGTGGGGAGATTCTGGGGGTATGAAGCTTGGGGAGGAGTAAATATTTCTAGAAAAAGAGTAGAAGACCTCTTGACAAACGACAGAAAGGCGGTATATTACATTAAGAGATACATAGTGTATAGCTTGAAGAAGCTTGATGTATCTCATAATGAAGCTTGATGAGATAGCTTCAAGAGTAACTTAAGGTATACTTAAGTACTTATTACCTTTAAGTAATTATATAAAAACAAGGTATAGCTTAAGGTAGAAGCTTTATGTATCTCTTAAAGTATATACGTAGAAAGGAAAAACAGAATTTCAAGTACCCTAAGGTAATTTTTTCTGTCGTTCCTCTTAAGATAAGGCTTGACTCCAAGAAGCCTAAGGATATAACTAGCAAATGAAATATTTCGCAGACGACGATGTACTCACCAACTTCTACAATGCACTAGCAGACAAGGATGAGGGCAAGCTAAGACGTGTGCATATTCCCCGATCCGATGTGTTCTACGTCCGTGAAGCTATCTTTCAAAGGACTGGCGTAAGGTACTCCCTAGACAGGGTGGAGAGGGCAATGTATCTTGAAGGACACCTCAAGAAGAGTGATGTCTTTGAGCCAGAAAGAAAGAGAGACTGGGAATGACTTTCAGCCTTGGACCTAAATCTCGTCAGAAGCTGGAGGGTGTCCACAAAGACCTCGTGGCTGTCGTTGAGAGAGCAATCAAGATCACTGAGAAAGACTTTACAGTGCTCGAAGGTTTGAGAACTGCTGAGAGACAGAAGACCCTAGTTGCTAACGGTAAGTCCAAGACACTGAACTCAAGACACCTGACTGGTCATGCTGTTGACCTCGGACCTTGGCCTCTGAATGGTGACTTTGATGAAGATGGTATTTTGAATATCGCTGATTGGGATGAGTATTACCCTATTGCTGACGCGATGAAGCAGGCTGCTGCTGACCTTGGTGTAAAGATTGTTTGGGGTGGTGATTGGAAGAGTTTCCCTGATGGTCCTCATTTTGAACTTGATCGTAAGGTGTATCCAGCATGAGCAACGAAGAGTGGCACTTGTCCAAATCAATCCCCCTCACCCTCGTGTTTGCCATTTTCTGTCAGACAGTTGCTTTGATTTGGTTTGTTGCCAGTCTGCGTAACGACATTGATTCTGCCCAGAAAGAACTCTTGCGGCAGGATACTAGAATCACCACTCTGGAAGAGACTGTCCAGAATCAGGCTGTCACTATGGGTCGCATTGATGAGAATATCAAAGCAATCAGAGGTGCAGTAGAGGCTATGGCTGTGAAATGAAAACCTACAAACGAGAGCTTGCCGTAGTACTTCTGGTCTGGCTGGCTTACGTTGTAGAGGTGAAGGAACCTAGCCTTGTTGAAATCCTTGTTTGGCCTGTCTTCACATTCGCTGCTCTTTCTTTTGGGCTTGATTGGTTTGGTAAGTCTCCTTCCGGGGTGCAGCAATTTACCAATGAAACTACTGACCGGGGGCGGTCCCAACGTAGCGGCAAACGTACAAGCAGGGAAGACAAACTCCCAAACGCTGGGGACTACGAGGATTACGGAGCAGAAGACAAATAATGGTGACATCCAGTCTGTAGAAGCCAAGGTTTCAGCAGAAGAAGTCGAGAAAGTTGTGGTGAATGAGGTTCAGCCGTGGGTAGTATTGCTCCTGATCCTCGGTTGGTTACTCCCCTCACCGAATGAAATTGGCAGATGGATCACAAATCTTTTCAAGAGGAAGAAAGATGCCCAGTGAAAAAGACCCTAGATTGGCTAGAGCAGGTGTCTCTGGCTTCAATAAACCGAAGAGAACTCCAGATCACCCCAAGAAATCCCACATTGTGGTGGCAAAAGAGGGTGATAAGATCAAAACCATCAGATTTGGTGAGCAGGGTGCTAGTACTGCAGGTGCTCCCAAGGCTGGTGAAAGTGCTAGAATGACCAAAAAGCGGGCTTCCTTCAAGGCAAGACACGCTAAGAACATTGCAAAGGGCAAAATGTCCGCTGCATTTTGGTCTGACGTTACTAAATGGTAGATTGACTAAAGTGGTAAAGTGTGATATAACTCCTTTCAAAGGAGAAGACCATGCAAGTTACCAAAGGTCATGATGGAAGATACTACAAACCGTGCCCAAGTTGTGGTGAAGAACAGAGTTACTTGAGGCGAAACTACGCAGAAGAGTCCCTTCGACTTGGCAAAGAGTGTAAAAAGTGCTCTAACAAAAAGACAGAGAATTGTCACAGGGGTTGGTACAGAAAAGTTCGTATTTCTTGGTACAACCAGTTTAAATCCGGTGCAGAAGTTAGGGGACTCCAGTGGAGTTTGTCAATAGATGATGTTGCAGACTTAATGGAGATGCAAAGCTATCGTTGTGCACTCACGGGTTGGGACATTGAGTTTCCAGAGTCAGGACATCCTCAAAAAGCACCTGCATCTTTGGACAGAATTGACAGTAAAAAACCCTACACGAAAGAAAACACTCAGATTGTTACGAGACAAGTCAATATGATGAAGCAACAGTACTCTCAAGAGGATTTCATCAAGGTTTGCAGAGCTGTAGCAGAAAAACATAAGGAAAAATGGTAATGCTTACAATGGGTTTGATGACTCCTGAGGAAGAACTTCCTACTGCTAAGGAGAATAATCAGCGCACAGCTTGGTTGATGGAATACTGGAACCTTGGACCTGAGGTTGGTTCCCCTAAACCCGGTGCGAATAAAGAGTACTGGTCTAAGATGGCCAAGGTCTGGGATATCTCAGAGGGTACTGCCAGAAACCGTCTCTGTGCAAACTGTGAATACTTCTGTGACACACCTAAAATGCTTAAGGCTATGGAAGTGATCCCCTACAACAAGTTCGATGAGACTGGTGGTGGGAGAGGTTTCTGCAAGAAGTTCGATTTTATCTGTCACAACCTCCGTGCTTGTCAGGCTTGGGATTGCCCCGACTGGGAAAAAGATTACGAAGAAGAAGACGACTGATGGCACCCCGTAACTACAAGTCAGAGTACGCTAACTATCACGCGAAGCCCGAACAGCGGGAGCGTAACAATGCTCGTAAACGTGCTCGTTATGACTTGGAGAAGAAGGGTGTAGTGTCTAAGGGGGATGGTAAAGACATCGACCACAAGGATGGTAACCCCAAGAACGGAAAACCTAAGAACCTTCGTGTCGTTAGTAAGACTGCCAATCGGTCTTTCCCTAGAACGAAGACTGCAGCCAAGAAAAACCCAAAGGACTAACCTCATCATGGCAATTAAACCTACAGGCCGTAAGGCTACTACAGTGAACAAAACCCCTAGTAAGCCTAAGAAGACGAGCAAAACGGCTGGAGGTGCTCAGCAGTATGTTCGCGGGAATACCTCAGATGAGCGCAGGGATAACGTGTTTAAGGCAAAAATGTCGGTTCTTGATAAACCTTCTTTTGACGCAGAGTTGTATAGCTCTTTGAGTGCTGCTCAGAAAGCTAATGAATCCCGTACCATTAAAGGTATTGTGGGGTCAAAGAAGGCAAAAACCAACACTACCATCAAGATGTATGATAAGATGGAACGTGAGGAAATGGCTCGGGCTAAAAAAGCTTCAGAAAAGAAAAAGAAGTCAAAGGACTAATCATGCCTCTTACCGCCAAAGGTAAAAAGATCAAGGCTGCTATGGCCAAGGAATACGGCAAGAAGAAGGGTGAACAAGTCTTCTACGCCACAGAGAACAAGGGCACTATTAAGGGTGTCACCAAACCTCGGAGAAAAGACAAATGAAGATTTACACAGGCCCCATGCCCCCTGCTGCTCCAAGTAAGCCCAAAGGCCCCATGACTGCTGGTATTAAGCCCGTTAAACCCGGAAAAGGTACTCCCGTCAAACCATCTCGTCCCCCTAAAGGTAAAACACCCCTTTCTGGCATGGGTAAGATGGCAGGTATGGCTTACGGCGGTATGACTAAGAAAGGCTACAATACTGGCGGTATGGCCAACTGTGGCGCTTCGATGAAACCTGCTCAGGGTAAAGGTAAGTAATAATGGCACGTGATGGCGAGAACTACAAAGCAGGGGTAGACTTTGAGTGGGTTCCTGCAAAGGATGGTAAAGGCAATATCATCAAGGATGGCAAGGGCAACCCTGTCAAAACTCGCAGGTTCTTCAAAAAGGGTGAGAAGGAGGCTATGAAGGCCCCCAAGGCTGCACCCAAGAAAGTTGAAGCCCCTAAGGCTAAGACTAAGGCTGAGGCACCTGTCACTAAGGATGCTATGAAGGGCTACCGCAAGGGCGATGTGACCAGTTCTCCCCTTCCCTCAAGCATTGCTTCTGCTACCCGTAAAGTGTTGGCAGAGACCAAAGGCCCCAAAAGCTCGACTGGTGGTCCTGCTCGTACTGCAAGACCGAAGTTTGATGTCTCTTACGCTCGTTGGAAAGAGATGGATCGCAGTGAGCGTTCAAGACTGGGCCTACCTGTTTCTGTTATCGGTGGTGAGATGGGCTTCAACCGTTTCATGACTGGTATCACGGGTAAAGACTACACGATGAAAACCAAGTAAGGTTAAAGATGAACTACCTCACATCCCCGAATAAAGCGGTTCGTGCAAAATCCTTCTTTGGGGATGTGAAAACTACGACTGAGACTGCTATCTACACCTGTCCCCCGAACTGTACTGCAGAGATCACCTTTCTGCACACAATCAACGTATCAGGTACAAACACAGTCTCCTTGAAAATCTATGTAGCAGCGACAGCATACACCTCTAACTTCTTGGCAGGTAAGAATATGGGTGCTGGTGACTACCTTACCTTTGTTCCGTTGCAAATCTTCCTCTCTCCGGGTGACCAAGTGAGGGTAAAGACTGACAGCGCAGGCCATGTAGATACTATTGGCAGTGTTGTTGAAACCTTCATTCCAGTGGGCTAAGTGATGGGAAGAACCAACGAAAAGCTTTGGGAAGCCTCTAAGGCACAGGCAAAGGCCAAGATGGGTGGCAAACACTCAGCAAGAGCCATGCAACTGGCAGGCAAAATCTACAAAGAAAAAGGTGGTGGCTATACTGGAGAGAAGACTGAATCCCAGAAATCTTTGACCAAATGGACAAAAGAAGAGTGGGGCACTAAGTCTGGCAAGAACTCTACCCAAGGCCCAAAAGCTACTGGGGAACGGTACCTGCCAAAGAAAGCCAGAGAAGCCCTCTCCAGTGAAGAGTATGCCCGTACCAGTGCAAAGAAAAGAGAAGACACCAAGAAAGGGAAGCAGTTCTCCAAGCAGCCCGAAAGTGTTGCAAAGAAAACAGCGAGGTTCCGCAAATGAGCAGACAACTTACCGAGATGCAGCAGAAGTTCCTTGATGTCCTCTTCGAAGAGGCTCGGGGTGACTACGTTAAGGCCAAGAAGCTGGCTGGCTACAGCGACACATACTCCACCAAGCACATCGTCGAATCCCTTGAGGATGAGATTGCAGAACTCACCAAGAAGTTCATTACTCGTGTTGGTGTGAAGGCTGCATACAGCATGTACGAAGTGATTGTTGACCCCACTGCACTCGGCAACAAAGAAAAGATGGCTGCAGCTAAGGATTTGCTGGATCGTGGTGGCTTCAAGGCCAAGGATGAGGTTAAGGTTGAGTCTGATACTCCCCTCTTCATCCTCCCTTCCAAGAAAAGTGATTGACAGTTTGTGTCGTTAGTAGTATAAGTAACTCATGCCAAAAATCAAAACAGAATGGAAACTCCCAAAACCCATCGACCACGGTGACCACTTTGAGTGGAAGCCTGTTGTCAGAAGCGGCAGGATTATGCCCTTCGGGTACAAAGAAGACCCTAAAGACCCAGACATCCTGCTCCCTATCCCAGAAGAGTTGGAACTCCTTGAGCAAGCAAAGAAGCACCTCAAGAAGTATTCTTACAGAGCAGTTGCAGCTTGGTTGAGTGAGCAGAGCGGTAGACCCATCTCTCACGTAGGTCTGTATAAGAGGATTAAGCTTGAGTACAAACGTAAGACAGACGCTGCAAACCAACGCTTCTTTGCCGAGAAGTACAAAGCGGCCCTCGAAAAAGCCGAAAGACTTGAAGCAAAAATCGGTGGCAGTGCAGCCAGAACCAGTGCCAACGTCAGTAGTAACAGTTCCAGCCCAAGCGATCCCAGCGAAGATTAATATTGAGAAGGCTAGGGAAGTTATCTTCCAACCTAACCCCGGACCTCAGACAGAGTTCTTGTCTGCAGATGAGCAAGAGGTTCTCTATGGTGGTGCAGCGGGTGGTGGTAAGTCCTACGCCATGTTGGCAGACCCAGTACGTTTCCTGAACAACGAACATGCCAAGATGCTCTTGGTGCGTAAGTCTACAGAAGAACTTCGAGAACTGGTTTCTGTTTCAAAGATGTTGTACCCCAGAGCCATTCCGGGGATTAAGTTTTTAGAGAGAGACAAGACTTGGGTAGCACCGTCTGGAGCAACACTCTGGATGAGCTACCTAGACGCAGATGATGACGTTACTCGCTATCAGGGTCAAGCATACAACTGGATTGGTTTCGACGAACTTACCCAGTGGGCCAGCCCATACGCTTGGAACTACATGCGTTCTCGTCTCAGAACAACTCGTGATAGCGGCCTCAAGCTGTATCAGAGAGCTACAACCAACCCCGGAGGGGCAGGACATCACTGGGTTAAGAAAGCCTTCATTGATCCTGCAAGACCCGGTAAAGCTTTCTGGGCTATCGACCCGGAGACAGGTGAAACCCTCAAGTGGCCTAAGGGTCATTCTCGTGAAGGTGAACCTCTCTTCCAAAGACGCTTCATTCCTGCAACCCTCTTCGATAACCCCTATCTGGCCGAAGATGGCATGTACGAAGCCAACCTCTTGTCTCTCCCTGAGCACCAGAGGAAGCAGCTTCTGGAAGGTAGCTGGGATACTGCAGAGGGTGCTGCCTTCCCAGAGTTTAACCGTAAGCTCCACGTTGTAGAGCCTTTTGAAATCCCCAGCAGTTGGCCAAGGTTTCGTGCTGCTGACTACGGGTACAGTTCTTACACTGGTGTTCTTTGGTTTGCTGTGGCTCCTGACGAGCAGTTGATTGTGTACCGTGAGTTGTACGTCTCCAAGGTTCTTGCAGAGGATTTGGCTGTGAGGGTTCTTGAAGAAGAGTCTGGAGAAAAGATGCGCTACGGTGTTCTTGACTCCTCCCTCTGGCACAAGCGTGGTGATACTGGCCCCAGCATTGCTGAACGCATGATCCTCAGAGGATGCCGCTGGCGTCCTGCAGACAGGAGTAAGGGTTCTCGTATTGCAGGTAAGAACGAAATCCACAGACGTTTGCAAGTTGACGAGTACACAGATGCACCCAGAATGGTCATCTTCGACACCTGTAAGAACCTGATCTCTCAGTTGCCATCTCTGCCTCTGGACAAGACTAACCCAGAAGATGTGGACACCAAGGCAGAGGATCACCTGTACGATGCCCTGAGGTACGGGGTTATGACTCGTCCGAGGAGTGGTCTATTCGATCTGGACCCTAACTCTGGCAGAACTGGCTTTCAGATCGCTGACAGTACTTTCGGCTACTAACACAAATTGGAAATGAGAATGGAAGAAGACAACATCTCCCCCGATAGCATTAAGATGCTTGCAGTCGAGGATACTTCTGGCGACACGAACACTGATAAAAAAGCAGGTACGATTGTCTCCTACGTAGAAGAGCGTTTCTCTAAGGCTGAGACTGCAAGAGAGACGGAGGAGCAGCGTTGGATTAAGTCATACCGCAATTATCGCGGTTTGTACGGACCTGATGTCAAATTTACTGACACCGAGAAATCTCAGGTATTTGTCAAAGTTACTAAAACTAAAGTGCTTGCTGCCTTTGGGCAGATGACCGAGGTGCTCTTCGGTGGTAATAAGTTTCCTATCACTATTGATCCTACTACGCTCCCTGAGGGTGTGGTAGATACCGTACACATTGAGACTAACGACCAAGTGAAGCAGGCAGAGAAGTCTGCTGGCATTGAGCCTCTGCTTCCGGGTGAGACCACACAGGATTATCGTGAGCGTCTTGGTGGACTCAAGAAAGAGCTTGGGGCTATCGAAGAGATTCGTCCCGGTCCCGGCCTGACTCCCACACAGATCACCTTCGAACCTGCTATG